CACAATATCCGGAGCAAAAGGGGATAAGGCAAGGCACAAATATCTTATTCTGGAAGCAGAGGGGCTAGAGAATGATGTCCAGATCGGTGATGATGAAGTAAAGAGCAAAGTGTCTATTCGCATTGAAAAGCTGGCGGAAATGTTGGAGAAAGACGGATTATTTCAGGAGTATTGCAAAAATAACCGAGATAAAATCCGGTCCGCATTCCGTCTTCATCCAATTTACACAGGAGAATCCCAGGATTATACCAGGGCTACGGCGGACACTGCCAGACAGGTGACGGAAGAACAGGTATTCCAGCCGGAACGGGATGATATAGCCTTTACATTTAACAATACTCTGAAAAGAATTTTACTGATAAAAAGTGTCAGCATGAAGTTTGTTGCCCCAACGATTTCTGATAAGGCGGAAATTGCCAAGGCGGTATCTCCGTATGTCGTGGCCGGCGCTGCTACTCCAAATATGCTGATTGATGCCCTGGGAGATCTCTTGGGTAAATCCTTTGAACCATTTGAAGGGGAATGGGCTGATAAGCCTATGCAGCTTCTCCTGAAAGAAATGGAGATTCAAAAAGGGAATGAAACAAAGGAGTCGGAGGAAGAAGCTGAAAAAGAGGAAGGGGAGAAAGATATAAATACCCTTGAAAGCCCTGAGGAAGGGCTGGAAAGCATTGAAAAGTCAGATAGTATAAATAGCATTGTCTGTATACTGAAAAGCCTCCAGAGCATGATTGAGGAGGTGCTGGCGGATGCTATCTAAAGAAAAGGTTTTAGTTTTAAAGGAAATGGAAAAGACCATCCATGCGATTCTGCAGAAAATTGATAAAGAGAATGAGGAATTTATCCGCTCCCTGGGGTTGGATAAAAAGCAGAATAAGATTCTGTTAAAGGCTCTTGACAATTTTGAGAAGCAAATTCAAGTTCTTTTTATCAAACAGAAAAAAGAGTATCTGGCTGCCGTAGCAAGGCTTCCAGAATACATGAAGAAAAATCATAAGAAAGTAGGGCGTACCGTCAAAAAAGCGGCGGTTCCGGAAGTTCTGATAGATAATATAGCCGAGATTATGGCTGGTTTTATTTTTGCGAATGAAAAAGCATATATTGATAAGCTGGCAGCGCTTTATGTGGCATTTACCAATTCTTTTTTCGGGCAGATTGCGGAGATATGCGCCCGATCTGTAGAAGGCTCCCGCCTCGGTCCTGAAATGAGCCTGACAAAGAAGGCAACGGATTGGCTCGATCAGCATAAGATAAAATTTGCCCAGGAGGTAAATCAAACAACACATGATGCTGTCATTAAGAGTTTGAAAGAAAGCCTGGGGGAAGGCAAAGGGAATAACCCGGCGGGCAATAAGCTGGTATCAGATGTACCCAATCACTTCAATCAAAGCAAGGTGAAGGAGAAAGAAAAAAAGCTGGAGGCTTTGACGGATCCGGAAAAATACAATACGGTTTACCAGGCTGTGGAACAGCAGCAATGTTTTGAGTTTTATCGGGCGCGCCGCATTGCCAGAACAGAAACAATAAGTGCTATGAATGCTGCTACACTGGAAGGATGGCGGCAAAGCGAGGTTATCGGAGGAAAAGAGTGGGCATGTGCCTGTGACAAAGTATCCAGAGAATGGCATAAAAATGCGGACGGCCAGCAGGTTCCTCTCGAAGAACCATTTATTGTCGGCGGTGAAAAGCTCATGCATCCAGGAGATTCTTCTATGGGTGCAAGTGCAAAGAATGTGATTCACTGTCGCTGTACTATGAAAAGTGTCTTAAAATACAAAATGCGGAGGTAATTCTATGGAGGTTAAAACATTGGCGGCTATGCCAATAGCCAAGGTTGATGAAGCGAGCCGGACAGTGATAGGTGTTGTGTATAAGGCTTCTAAAGCAGTGGGGGAAGACGGGAAACCGGTGGATAAATCAACCATAGACACTCACGGAAATTGGGCAACCGAAACAGAAGTGAAAAAGGCATGCCATAATTTCAATAAAAAGCTGCAAAACAAAAAGCTGGCGGGAAAGGTCGGTGTTGACAAGCAGCACAATGAAAAGGCCGGTTATGGAATTGTGATAGAAAGTTATATTGCCATGACAGACATTCCGGAAATCAATGCCGCAAAAGGAGATTGGGTTGCCGCCGTGGAGGTGACAGACGATACCTGCTGGCAACAGATTCAGAAAGGGGAAATAGAGGGCTTTTCCATTGGGGGAACCGCTAAAATTGAAGCGAAGGGAGGTGAATGAAGTGAGAAGACGCAATATTTTAAAGGCTGCGAAAACAGTCGAAATTGTACCAGGGGAAATGAGTGATATGGATATAAGCATGATTTCTCTGGTGCGTAAGGGTGCCAACAAGCAGAAAATTCAGATTTATAAAGAAAATGAGTGTGAAGACTCAGAGGATCTGGAAGCAGATGAAGTGAAAGGGCTTATCGGTGTGCTGAAATCCTACTTTACCGGGAAGGTACAGAAGGCGGAGGAAACAGCGAAAAAACCTAAGAAGACTTTTGCCGGGATGATGGCAGTTAATGACATTACTGAAAATATGTGGAGGGCAAATGACACGCTTCGGAGTGTTATGAGGGATATTATCAATAATGAGGAAGTTGCTGATAAAAAGGCGGCGCTTCTGCAGGCGGTAGATGAATATTCCGCATACATGAAAAGCAAAGTCAATACTGCGGCTATCGCAAAGGGCGATAGCTTTTTTGATGTTCCTGAAACAGAGATTCAGAAGGCAGGAAAAAAGGTATCCGGTAAAAACCTGGAGGCTTTAAAAGCGGCACAAAGGGCACTATCCGCAGTAATCAGCGAAGCAGAGCCAGAGCCGGAACCGCCTGAAAAGAATAAAGATGATAATGGAGAGAAGGAGGCAGAGGAAGTGAAGAAGGAAGAATTAACAGAAGTTATGAAGCAGGCTATGGAGGCAGCGCTGAAGCCCATCAATGACCGGCTCGACAAGATCGAGAAGGAGGATGCCGCCGACGAGCAGGCAGAAACAGAAGATGTGGCAGAAGGAACGGAGGCTATCACGGAGATTATCAAATCTGTGATTGGCGAAGCGTTAAGTCCACTGGAAAGCCGTCTGGAAAAGGTGGAGAAGTCCAGGGGAATGGCAAGAAGCCTGGAAGGAGAGGAAAGGGCAGGGAAGATTGAAAAAGAGGCCGAAGATGTATTTGACGGCTATTTTGTATAAAAGAAGGAGGCGGAAAATATGAATAATCGTACTTTGTTAGCAAAGGCGGCGGTGAATACGGACACCCTTGGAACAGGCGGTAAGATGAATCCGGAGCAGTCAAAGCAGTTCATTACTTTTATGAAAGACTACTCTGCGTTTCTCCGTTCGGTGGATTTTATCACTATGCAGACTACGCGCCGCGTTCTGGAGTATGGCGATGTATCCAGAAGAAATATGAGAAAGGCAAAAGAGAATGAGGATAATCCGGCAACCGGCAGCTTCTCCACGAAGCAGAGAGAACTGAATGCGGTCGGCGTAATCATGCCCTATGATATTACCTTCCAGTTTATGAAAGAGAACATTGAAGGCAAACAGGTCAACACAACGCTGGCCCGGCTGTTTGCCCAGCAGTTTGCCAATGATACCATTGATTTGGGATTCAATGGAGATGAAAGTTCCAGTGATGATTTCATCAATATCAACAATGGGTGGGTAAGTATCGCAGAGGCGGATACGGATACCCATAAGGTCAACAGTGCCAGCTTTCCCACGAAAAGAGCATTGTTTAGAGGGCTTCTGGGAGAGGTTCCTAGCAAATATTTTCAGATGTACCAGCAGGAAGACAAGAGCCTTCTGAAAATTCTGGTGTCCCATTCGGTAAACCGCGAGTATAAAGAAGAACTGACAGAGAGGAATACGGCTCTGGGCGACAGTCTTCTGATCAGCGGAAAGAATGTGACCTATGACGGGTTTGAGATTATCCCCGTTGGCTTCCTGCAGGATGATATTCAGATGGTAACACCGCTGAAAAATCTGGCATATGGGGTGTACGGAGGCAATATTGAAACCTATCATCAGGTAGTGCCGAGGAAAACCAGGCATGAATATACGCTTCTGGCAGATTTTGATTTTGAAATCCATAATCCGGATGTGCTGGTAATTGGCAAAGACCGGTCATAAGAAGGGAGAAAGAAAATGGGAAGAAAAGTGACAGAAAATCACAAGGTAGTTGAGCAGAGCAGTCAGGGAGCGGCAGAAGATTTGATTAAGCAGCAGAATGCGGCGGAGGACTTTGTTTTGGGAGAAAGAGAGGAAGAATCCCAGGCGGCGGATGCCGGGAAAGAGGAAGGCCAGCAGAAAGAGGAACAGCGTGAAGATGAAGGGAGCGGCGCAACGGATCCGGAAAAATCCATGAAGGAGTTACTGGAAGATTCTGCTGAAACAAAAGAAGGCACAGAACTGGCCGGGAAAGAGGAAGGCCAGCAGAAAAATGTGTTTGAGAGGACGGTTGTTCTCACAGGCGCTGCAACCTATATGGACGCTGGTATCAGATATTTCAAAAATAAGCCGACCAACGTTACCGATCAGAAGGCGTATGAACAGCTTTTAAGAACCGGGCTGTTTGTGCGGATCTGATTATGGGTGCGTATATATCCGGGAGGGATTTACTGGGGGAAAATGGGGAATTTGCCGGCCTGATTCCTTCAGACGATTTGGCAGAACTGTCAGAAGCTGCTTTGGATAATCTTCTGGCAGCGGGAAAAGAGATGATAGACGCATACTGTCAGCAAAGTTTTGGCGAGGATAAAGAAGTTCCCTATATTGTGAAATTGGTAAATGCACAGTTGGTATCTGCCATCTTATCCGATCCCAGCAAAACAGCAGAGAGCATTGAGGATTATTCTTATGACAATAATCTCAATGCTTTTTCTAATATTCTTTCCCGGCTGAATTTTTTAAAAGTGGGCGATGAAACAATCTGTGGCCGGAGGAAAAGCATAAGGGCAAAGGTGATCTGAATGAGCTTCGGAAGAATGCTGATCCATAAATGTGAAGTGTTACGGCATGAAGAAGGAAAGCGGGGGAATTTTACCAAAATGAAGCCGGTTTCTGTATATCCGCCTGGAACCCGTTGCCGATTTGTGCGGAAAAACGCAACTAATACAGAGGCCAATGGGCGGACTAAAGTATCTGCCTATTATGTTTTGTATTTGCCCAAACGGGTGAAAGTGAAAAATGGTGATGTGGTGATATGGTCCCTGGATCCAGAGGCAAAATATACGGTTCAGGAGCCATACGCGCCGTCTAATCGCTTTCATGTAGTCACTCTGGAAAAGGAGGGTGAAGTCTGATGGGGGATGGATTCTATATTGAAAATCTTGATAAATTGGAGCAGAAACTATTGAAAGCGGCTTCAAAGGAGTTTCCACAGATTATACAGAATATTTTAGAAACCCTCGGAGAGATTATCTTAAATTCGGCAAAAGATACTTTAAAAAGTGACACACGGCCGCATGCGAGATATGTCAAGAAGACCAGAACCATTACCAGGGGTATCAATAAAGGCAAACAGAAAAATTATCTTCAGTTCAAAGGGACGGTTTCCACCAATTCCATTGATACCGGAGCTTTGTGGAATTCATTATCCAGAGGCATTGGAGGTAATATCTGGATTTACAGTGGTTCGGTGGGGAGATTTTCTCTTTGTGTAGGTTCAAGTGTGTCCTATGCAGGATTTATCAATGATGGATATACCATGCGAACACCGCATTGGGTTCCTGGTACGATTGACGGAACCGGCAAATTCATTTATCAGCCAGGGGCAAAGACTGGAATATGGGTAAAGCCGCGAGTTTATAAAGGTGTAAAGTTTTTTGATATTGGATTTGAGGAAATGAAAAAGGAGGCTCCAGAAGTTGTCAGATACGAACTTGAACGATTTGCAGCAGAATTCAACAGGTAATCCGTCCCCACAGAATTCCGTTTTTTCTGAAATCGTAAAGGAGGTGTTTGGGGATATTCAGCAATATGAAACAGATGTTCCGCAGAATTTCAGCCGTCCTTGTTTCCTTTTCATCAATCCAGATAAAACAACAAGGACAAAGGAAATGACTGCTTCATCATATAAAGTTATGCAAAATTATGAGATATATTTTTTTGCTATGGAAGATGATGTTGAAAGTCTTACAAGCTATAAGGATTTTTTTGTTGATTATCTTATGGGAGTGAAAAAAATTCCCATTCCTGGTACAGGGCGTTATTATACGATAGAGCAGGTGGCAGCAGATACGGATGATATGAATTCTATGGTGGCATTTATGATTGAGGTATCCAGAGTGAAAGCAAGGAATTTAAGACGCCCTGCGGTGCCAAAAATCAGAAAAATAGTAAACAGTATTTCAATATATGGGAGGGATATGACAAGTGATAAATAATAAAAGAAAGTTTAGCCTTGATGAAATATGCCAACATTCAAAAGAACTTTTTGGAGTTTATCCAGAAGTGATCTATGGAGCACTTCTTCCAACAGAAACAAAAGAAACATATACTCTGGCTGAGGTAGAGGAGGCCATTAGAAAATTTGTGAAAAAGGAGGTAGTGTAATATGTCCAGTGGAACATGGAGGGCGGGTGAAACAAAAGAACGAACAGGACTTTATAATTGGTTTGTGTCTTTGGCTACGTCCCGGATTAATGCAGCGAAGAAGGGTGTTGTAGGTATTCCTATTAAAGCGGACTGGGGACCATGTAATCAGCTTATTGTATGTGGAGATGATACAGAAATTATTTCTACATTTGGCAATGGGGGAACCGTATACTTGGCACGAAGGGCAGTAAAAGGGGGAAAAGAATATAAGCCTTACAAGGTACTTATTTACCGAATGGCGACAGCAGAAGCGGAACAGGCGGTTGCAACAGTAGAAGGGAGTTTCAAACTGATTGCGAAATATAAAGGAGAACGTGGAAATCATTTCAGGGCTTCCATTACCGAAAATATTCAGAATGAGAATTGTGTGAACCTTTGTATTTATGAGGACAGCGTAATGATAAGCAAGTACACGATTGAGAAAGGTGATCTGGATGGTTTGGTGGAGGCGGTCAATAATGATGGGGAGTCCCTGGTAACAGCAGTAAAAACGGGAGAAACAGATCTTTCTCCCATGGCTTCTATTTTCTTTGTTGGCGGTGCGTCTGGAAGCGAGGTAAGGGTAGAGGACTATATAAAGGCACTGACAGCTTTTGAAACGGCTTATATGAATACGCTGGCTTTAGATGGCGTGACCGATGAAGCAATTCTGGCAATGGTAAAAAGCTGGCATAATCGAGTGTGGCATACCGGGAAAATGATTCAGCTTGTCATTGGCGGAACGCATGCAGATGATAAGGGGCCTGACATTGGCAATATCCGATCAAAGTCATGCGATAATTACGGAATTATCAACTGTATTGTCGGCGGGATTGATGCTGCAGGGAATATGTATTCATCTGCAGAAATGGCTCCACAAATTGCCGGGGCAGTGGCGGCACTGCCTTTGAATGCTTCCATTACCTATAAGCAACTGGAAGATATAGTGGATGTGACAGTGGAGCTGACGGACACGCAGATTTGCGAGGCTACCAGGGCAGGCTCCTTTGTCCTGTTTAAGGATACAGATCCGGAGAGTTTTGAGGTGAAAGTCAAAGTCGAAAGAGGCATAAATACCTTTACCAGCTTTGGTAAAGAGGCTGGACAAAAACTCAGAAAAATCAAGGCAATCTCCACTATGGCGGCAATTGACTATGATATTGGGCGGTATGCCATGAATAATGTACTCGGCGAACTTGATAATGATGCAGACGGCCGGGCGGCGCTGTTCAGCGGTGTTTCGCAATATCTGGAAACCCTGGCAAATGAGCATGTAATCAGCCCGGATATTCTGGTAGGGTTGAGTGAAGCTCTTGTGAGTGAGGGCGATGTAGTTTATATGGAAACACAGGCTCTTACCATTGATAAGATTGAACAGATCTTTAATAAAATTTATCTGTAAGGAGGAGCGGTATGTTAGATGATACCAGAGTAATTAACGGTTCCTTTGGCGAATGTCACAGTGAAGGAAAATGGCTGACAAATATCTATAAAATGTCGGCAGATGTTGAACCGTCATACGGTGATGTAAAAATGTCGGGGACACGTTGGACCGGACAGAAGCTTTTGAGCGTAAAGGGTACAGGCAGCATTTCCGGTTATAAAATCACAACGGAGCTGGTTCAGAATGTTGCCAGAATTACCGATGACCGGAAGTCGGAGTATGTGACAGAGCTTATTTCTAAACTGGATGATCCGGAAGCGTTTGGCTGTGAAAGAGTGCGTCTGAAGCATGTAAAATTTACGAAGATACCTATTGTGGGATGGGAAGTGGGTTCTATTGTTGAAGAAGAATGGCCTTTTTCCTTTACCGGAGTGGAATGGTTGGATCCGATTACTGAAAAATAAGATTTGCGGCCGATGGGCCGCATTTGTTTTTGAAAGGAGATTTTGAGATGGAAGATAAAATAACAGCTTATGAAAAAATGGAAGATATGCCGGGAGATGCCTATATTGCGCCGCCGACAATGTCGGATGCTGAATTGCTGGAAAAACTGCTGGGAACCCCGGATGAGGCGACAAAGCAGGTTTATATGAAACGCTTTGATGCCTATTTTACGGTCAAGGCCATTTCTTCTGAGGAATACAGCAAACTGGAAAACCGGTGCAAATATCCGGTAAAAAACAAAAGAACGCACCAGATTGAGGAAAAGACCAATCAGGAAATGCTGTCAAACCTTCTGATCGTTACGGCATGCGTGAAGCCGGACTTGAATGAGCCGAAACTTCTGGCAAAATATAATACTTCCGATCCTGCCAAAGTAATCCGGAAACGGCTTTATATCGGGGAAATTTCTCAGCTTACAGAGGCCATTATGGATATTTCGGGATTTGATGACGGGCTGGAAGAAGCAAAAAACTCATTATGCGAGGCGGAGAAGCAGGAATAATACACCGATTGCTTCAAGAAAGCCATTATTCTCTGTTCCCGGATGAAATATATGCAAAACCACGCCGGGTGCGGGATTTTATGTATGCCTCGCTGGAGCTTACTTTGAAGGAGAGAAAAGAGAAGCCGGGAGGGAAGGCTGGTAAGAAAAATTAAGGGCGGGGAGGTGAGAGGATGGAATTAAGCGCGGTTCTTACATTAAGAGATAAGCTGTCGGCACAGATGGATAAGGCCAGCAAGAGTGTGTCAGCAATGACACAGAGGGTGAATGAATCCAAAGATGCCATTTCTAAAATTGCGGCAACACAGAATATCAATATTTCCGCAAACAGCAATATATCCGAAATGGTTTCCGCTGCCCAGGCTTCAATCGCCTCCCTGCGAAATACGGTTTCCCAAAAGGAACTTTCCCTGCAAACAAAAATAGATCTGGATGGTTTGGAAAATGAAACGATAAATGCGAAGCTGGCTGAACTGGGAAATTTCCTGGAAAAGAACAGCGGGAAAGTGGAGGAATACGGTAATAAGCTGGCTGTTCTGAAACAAAAACAGGCGGAATTTACAGATGGAACAAAAGGCAGTGTCAGGCTGGGAGTAGAGCAGTCCATAGAAAGTCTGGAAA